GAGCGCGTCGTCGTCGAAGCGGCACACGAACATGAAGCGCCCGGTCCAGGTCAGCACTTTCCCGGCCGCGGGCGCGCTGGCAAACGTGATCGATCCTCGCGGCCCAACCGTGAAACTCGCGATTGGCGTGGCGTCGGCAAACACGGTCGGTGTTCCCAGCACGCCGCCGACCGGCTCGGAAAAGGTCGCGCTACCGAATGCCATGCTCCGAATAAGCTGGAACTTGGTCGTTACCCCGTCACCTATCCCGAACTTCTGTCCGGTGACGGTGTTGTCGCCCGGATCGAAGAAGAAGAATTCCTGATATTGGCCGCCGTGCAGCAGGAAGAACGCCGCCAGTCGCTCCAGGTCCGGTGCCGACGGCAGGTCGCGCAACACCTCATAAGCGACCTTGAACTGCCAGCGTGGATACGACCAGGTCTTGCGCCGGCGTTCGCGTCCGGAAGACGCCGTGGCGATCTTCGTCGCCCATGTCGGAGTCTTCGCGAGCAGGAACGACTGCCCGATCAGCGTCGGAAACACGTCCGGATCGTCGATCGATGGATCGGCGGTGACGAGCCAACGTGTCGGCAAATAGAGCGCGGGCAATCTCGTCTCCAATCGGATGGCTGCTCGGATCGCCGCAGCGATCGGAAAGGTTGTGCTGCGGTGGCTGTGCGCGAGCGCGGTCACGCACACGCTGGCTCGACCCCAGGTAGATTCGGACAAGCGCCGGACGATCGCATCCAAATTGGAGCTATCCGCCGGTCGTCCATCTTGTGCGACCGTGGCGTCCTGCTAGCTCTGCGGCCTGCAATTCGGGCATCGGTTCAATGGCATGTCCGAAACGTTCGAGATCCGAACGTGACGATGGGCGGGGAGAGACGGGATGCGGTACGTGTTGGCATTGTTCGCAACGGCGGCGATTGGGATGGCTTCGCCCGCGCTGGCCCGCAAAGAGGACAAGAAGAGCAATGACCCGATCGCGGTCATCCAGGCGCGGATCGGGCAATTGCGTGCCGACCCACAAGGCCGGAAGTGTCTCGGAGCCGATGCCGTTACGTGCCTTGCGAGCCTCAGTCTTGGTGTTACGCCTACGACAGCGATAGGCGGCGTTATCGCGCTGCCGGGACCGGCCGGTCACGATATCTATGGCCACACCGTTTCGGCAACAATGAGCTTTCTGATTAAGTTCAATGCCAGGAATCGCGATTTTTTCGACGATGACGATGTCTACGCCCAAATCGATCTTAGTGATGGCGAACACATCGACAACATCTATTTCTCGCTCAACCAGAGTCCGCTCTTTGCCCATACTGAGAGCGACTGGGACGCAACCCGCGTTTTCGAGCTAGCCACGGCTGTGCTGGGCCCGGCTTGTGTAGGAGCCGATCGGATTGACTTCTACCGGCGCTATGACGCGATACAAAGGCAATCTAGCACTGATTACGTCGATCGCGGTTATCCTCGCGGCAACCGTTACTCGTTACTTTCCGGCAATATGAAAATCTGCGGCGTGACCATGTTCGTCCAATCGAGCAGCCAATATTCCCGGTCGATGGGATACGGAAGCTCGCTCAGGTTCACACCATGACGCTATCTGTCAGCATCAGGCGCATCGCGCCCATCCTCAGCCCGGTAACGTGAAGCCCAGCTTACCCTCACGGTGAGCCATTTTCATGGCCTTGGCGAAGGCGTTGCGGTTGGCGATGATCTGGCTTTCGGACAGGCCGCGCGCGCTGTGGTCGTGGTAATGATATCCGCCGGAGCCATCATTCGCGGCGATGGGAGCGTTTGAATTGGCGGCGGCGCTTCCCAGCATCGACCTCAAAGGCTGCGCGGCCCAGGCAGGGAGAACCATCTCGGACTTGTGCAGCTCGGTCAGCGCGCCGTCATGAGGCACGTCGTACCAGCCGCCGGCGGCGGAGAAGCTGGCAAAAGACATCGCATAGCCGGACATCAAGGCCCCGAACTCGGGCGCTGCCAGGTCGAGCGGCCATGGGGCGGCGGCATAGGACGCCACGCCATTGGCCCCGGCGACTCCGGCTGAGGTGACGATCTGATCCACTGCCGCGGCCTTCGATGCGGCCTTTCCGAGGAGCAGTGCGGACAGATGCTGCACCAGCCATTTTTGGATGATCTGCGCCAGCGTGTCCGACAGGGCACCGACCATCCCTTTGTAGAGATTCTGGAGGCTGGTCGCAAAGGACTGCTGGAAAGTGAGCAGCTTGGAGATGTTCTGGCCCCATAGCTGCGCGGTCGCGTTGATCGCCTGGCGCTCGACTTGCGTACGCTCGAGCAGCGCCTTGCGCTCGATCTCGGCAAGCTTCGACTTCGACGTTCTCGCCGCATCCTCCTTTTTTTTCTGCAGCGCCTGCCAGTCCGCCGAATCCTTCAGATAAAGCTTCTGCTCGTCCTCGAAGAACTTCTTCTCGGTAGCCATTCTGGCCTGCTCGGCCTTCTTCTCGTCCTGCAGCAATTGGCCTTGGGTTTTGACACCCATCTGGACCAGGAATTCGTCCGATTTCTGGACGGCGTCGACGCGGTCCTGCTGGTCCTTTTTGAATTTCTCGATCGCTGTATCGTCGATCTTGCTCACCTCGGTGGCGGTTTTGCTCGCCGAGGCAACGATCTGCCCATCGGCCTGTCCGGCACCTTTGGCCTTCTCGTCGGAAACGCGGGAGACTTTGCCGGCGCTCTCGGCGTCGGCGGCACGGCGCGTGCTACTGCCACCGCCCGAGTTGGACGTATGCCCGTTTCCGCTACCATTACCGCCTGTGTTGCCGCCATCCGTGCCGGGCAGGCGCGCGATTCCGCCAGTGCTGGCCGGGGCGGGCATGGCTTGCCCCTTGGCCGCTGCCGCCACCGTCTTCGCCAGGTCGGCATAGACTGCCTTGATCTTTGCCGCCGTCTCCGTCGCATGCTTCTGAATGCGGTCGAGCCCCGATTGCCAGTCGCCTTCGATTGCCCCCCAATTCAACGTGAATACGTCGCGCGCGATCGTGCCCATCATCGTGAGCCGGTCGATGAACAGGATGATCGCGGCCTTGAGCACCTCGATGACGATGATCACGCTGTCCTTCAGGATTTCCCAGGCGTCCTTGAACAGGTTGAGCGCGGTTTCAGCCATTTGGGTCGCGTTCGGCGTCTTCACCCCGAACGCGTCGCTGATGTCACTAACCAGTGCTCCGACGATATCGACGACCGCGTCCCACAGCGCTTTGAAGATCCCCGCCACCGCGTCGATTTCGACGCCCAGGTTTTTGACCACGACGACGATCACGTCGAAGATCTTGGCCACCGTGCCACCCGAATTGTAGCTGTCGATACAGGCTTTGACCAAGCCGGTGAAGCTGCTGACGATATCGGTCAGCACCGGCGCCAACGCATCGGTCAGCACATTGCCCATGCCGGTCCAGGCAAGTTGGGCTTCATTGACTGACTCGCCCAGTTTGGTGCCGCGTTCGATCGCCCGATCATTGGCAGCGCCGTAGGATTCGGTCTTCTGCGCGAGCGTGGAGATCGCCGCGCCGCCCTGGTTCAAGAAGGGGATCGCCTCGGCCCCCGCCTGGCCCATCAGCTTGATCGCCATCGCGGTCTTTTGCGGGCCATCGGCGGTCTTGGCGAACTTGTCGGCCACCGTGGTCAGGATCGTCATCTGATCCGACCCGGCCTTGATATCGATGCCCAGTTTCTTGAACGTGTCCGGGCTCTTGCTGAAATTCTTGTCCAGCGCCGCGGTGCTCTGCGACAATTTGGTGAAGTCGGTCCCGGTCGTTTTCGCCATGCCCTGCAGCAACTGCACCTGGTGCGTCGACATGCCGAGCTGCTTGGAGAGCACCGTGACCTTCTCGGACGATGCCCCCATTGCCACGATCGCTTCGGCAGCCTGTTTGCCGGCCGAGTAGAGATCGCCCGCAACGCCCGCTGCTCCCTTGATCCCTTCGACCAGTTTGCCGAACCCGCTCTTACCCTCGCCGGACTTGGCGGCCATTTCCTGCAATGCCGCGCTATTCTCCTTCAGCGCGCCGGCCATTTCGTTCAGGCCGGCCACGATCTCCTGCGGCTTCAGCCCACGCATGCTGGCGGTCAGCGCATCCATCGATTGCGCACTGCGCTCGACCGCACCGCGCATCCCGGCAAAGCCTTCGCTCATGCTGTCCGCGGCGCCCCGGACCGTGCTCTTCAGCTCGCCCAGATCGCCGCGGACCTCCTGTATGCCCGCCTCCACGCCGGATGTGTCGGCCGTGATCCGGATGGAGACGGTATCGCTCATGACATGTCCTTCAGTCTCTGGAGTATCGCGTGCGATGCCGCCGCCGTATCGCCGCCGGCGACGGGCATCGCGACCTCGGCGGAAAGCCGTGCAAGCGTCGGCTGGGTCGGCGAGAGTCCACGTGTCTCGGCCGAGCTGCGATCCTCGCTGGGAATCAGGTCGACTCCCAGCGCTCGCGCGATCGCGACCGCGGCGATGTTGAGCGGTGGGCCGGTACGCCGCCAGGTCCGATGTTGGGCATCGACGTCGGCCAACCCCCAATCGCGTTCGATCGCGGCCTTCGACCCGCCCTCAATTCCGGCAGCGATCAGATCGTGGACGAGCTCGGCAAGTCCGTGCTCGAGGCTCCCGCCGGGGCCGTTTCCGCGGGAGCCGTCGCTTCCCCCTTGCGCTTGAGTCCCGATTCCTCGCTGAGGTCCAGGAAAGTCGCTTGCAGGCCGACGAACTCGTCCATCGACACGTTCGCCTCCAGATAGTCGGCGGTCAGCATCGGATCGATCTTGACCAGCCCGATCGACAGCACGTTGAGCAGGTCGACCGCCGAATCCATCAGATCGGACAGCGATCCGCTGCCGTCGGTCTTGCGTTGGATGTTGTCGATGAACGGCGCGGCCCGGCGCAATTCGCCGAGTTTGTAGGGCGCGATCGCGAAATCGCGCCCCAGGATATGGATGGTCGCCATCTTACTGCGCCGACCCCCATTTCAGCACGTTGCCCGACGGATCGGCGAACGCCGAGAAATCGAGCTCCGGGATCATGAAGTCGTCGACCTTGGTCTGCAGCGCGAGCTTGTTCGAGACGCACGCGAACAAGGTCAGCGCCAGGCCGTTGCCGCCAAGCTGGTTGAAGAAGTCGGCGCGGAAGGTGGGTGCCTGACCCATCTGGATGTTCTGGACGACCGAGGTCTTCGCGACGGTGGAGGTCGCGGTGTAGCTGTAGTTGATGAAAACCACCTTGCCGGTGTCCGCGGCCGCGAACAGATAGGCGCCGGCCGTAACGCTATATTGGCCGGCGGTAGGGGCGGAGGCCACGCGAGACATTGGGTTGCCGCTGGCGTCTCGCACGCCCAGGTCGCCCGCCCAAGTGCCGCTGCCCGGCACGGTCGGCGTGATCGTGAACGGCGTCGAAGGAATGGCTGCCCCGGTCACATCGTTGACGATGCTGTAGAGGCTCGACGTCACCGTCTGACCAAAGAACAGGCTGTTCATCACCGCGCCGTTGAACTGGCCGTATTTGGCCTTGCCGGTGATCTTCATCTTGCCGCGACCGACCGCGACCGGGAACTGGTTGGAACCATAGAGTTCCTTGATGTCGCCCTGAATGTCGATCGAGACTTCCTGCGTCACCGCGAGCATCAGCGGCGTGGGATTGGCGATCGCCGCGCCCGTCGCGTCGAAAGTCGGCGTGCCCCACAGCACCCCGGCACCGAAATTGTACATGGCCATGCCATTTCTCCAATAAAAAAGCCCGCAGGAAGCGGGCATTGGCGTTCGTGGTTGAAAGTGATTGGCAGCTTAAACGGGAGAGCAGCCCGCGCGTGTGATCTGGCGCCGTTCGTCATCGCTCAGATCGGAGGGCGCAATAAGCACGCCGTCTTCGACGCCGATCTCGCGCCCGGTCGACAGGATAATCGCGCTGACATGGTCGGGCGCCGCGAAGCGCAGCGGCAAGGGCGACGTTGTTAGGGTCGGGGCAGTGACCGTATCGCCGTCCGCCGTCGGCGTCGGGGGATCGGTGTCGGCCGCGGCGGATTGCGATCGTGCCATTGGTGTCTCCATTATCGTCAAGGAAGGATGATGGTGATGGGGACGATCAGCATGGCCTGACCGTCCAGGTCGCCATTGTCCTTGTGGATCGTGCCGTCGATGAACGCGCGATAGGCGAGCCCGCCGAGCGTCTGCCGCGCACCGGGAAGCGGGGGGCGAAACGCCGCCTCGATCGCGTCGAGGATCGCGTTACTGGTTTCGGCGGGGGTCGCCGCCTGGTCCTTGCCGCCTCGATGATAGATGATCCAGCTCGCGCGCAGGTTGTGTTTGTCGAGCTGCCCGTCGAGCGAGGCGACCGTCTCGGTACCCTCGATCTGGTACAGCCCTGGAACGGGCGCCTTGTCCCACATCTTGAGCCGGCGCGAGCGCTCGACGAACGCTTCCTCATTGCCCCAACGCACGTCGGCGAGCGCCAGAAGCGCGTCGAACACCTCATTGCGTGTCATCCGATCGCCTCCCGTGCCGCGGTGATCGCCGCCAATTTCAGCGCTGCGGCGATCTCGTCAGTTTCATCGCCTAGTGCGCTCGCCAGATAGGGGCGTGCGGGAAAGCGGGATCCGGGATGGTGGATCACCCGCGCGAAGACGTGCTTACCGCCGGCCGCGAAGGCGAGCGCCTTGGCCTTGTCGGGCACGATGTCGTGCGGCGACGTACTGCCGCCATGTTCCAGGATCGCAGCGTAGGGTACGCTATCGTCGACGAATACTTCGCCAACGATTCTGTCGCCCTTGACCTCGACCTTGCGCTCGACCGCGCTCGCCAGTCGACCGGTACGCGCCTTCAGCAGTTGGCCGTGAAGCTTGTCGTCGATCACATGCCGTTGCAGCTCGGCGGTCGCCGCTGCCACCTTGGCTTCGACCGCCGCTGACACTTGCGACGACAGACGGTCGAGCCCTGCGCTCAACGCCTCCGCATCCAGCGTCACGCTCATAACGGCGCCGCCAACATGTAATTGTTGAGCCGCGCCAGCACTGCCTGGTGCATCGCCTCGCGGCTGAACGCGACGGTGGTCGCGCCCGAACTCGCATGGCTGGTCTCGCCGATATGCGTGCGCGCTGAATAGGCCTCACCCACCAGCTCGGTGACCGCCAGCATCAAGTCGGCAGGCACAACATCATATCCGGCGACATAGGTCACTCGCACCGGCCGGTCGTATGGCGTACGCGATCCGACCAGGATCACGCTGCGCCCATCGGTCGCAACGCCCGATGTGTTGCCGATCGCGTCGACCGCATTGTCGATCCGCGTCTCGCCCCATTCGACAGATGTCACCGACTGGACCGGCCAGTTCCTCAACAGGAACCGCGATCCGCCGGTACCGCGATAGGTTTCGACATGCGTAGCCGTCAGGACCTTACGCTGGATCGTGTTCTCGACGAACGCCGACACCTGAGTGACCAGATCGGTCAGTAGCGTATCGTCATTGTCGCTGGAAATGTTGAGCCAGCGTTTGACCGCCGACAGATTGGTGAGATCGCCCGACGCCATGACGTCATCGGCCCACGAAGCTGAAGCCATGGGCGAGCAGTTCTGCCGCTGCCGCCACCGGTACGGTCACGACACCCGCGCCATCGGGCACGAAAGATTGTCCACGCCAACTGCATCCGGCGCGGTCCGCATGACGCATCGCGACCATGTCAGCGGACGCCGCTTTGGGCACACGGCGCGGAGAAGGATTATCGGCCATGCGGCGTCTCCTCTCGAAAAAAGAAAAGGCCCCGCCGGTCATCGCGGCGGGGCCAGGAAAGGGGTGGGCGCTATTCCCCTCCCGCTTTGCGGGAGGGGGTTAGGGGAGGGCATGTCACCCATCACGACGGACAAGCCCTCCCCCAACCCCTCCCGTGAACGGGAGGGGAGTGTTTCGCCGATCAGCCGTTGGCGATATTGGCGATCACGCCCATCGCGAACGGCGCGTACACCGCCAACGTCTCTTCGACATACACGCCCGACATCTCGGCACGCGTGGTGATCGGCCAGTCGATCTGATAGTAATCGCGGCGTACTTTCATCTCCGCGACATTGGGCACCTCGCTCGACTGGTATTGGACCGGTAAGTCGCCCGCCCAGCCCAGGATCGTCCCCGCCGAAACATTGGG